ACCCCACTATGCTATACTACAGAGCCTAAATCAGCTCTCAAATCAACCCTTAAACTTATTTCATGGAGCCAGAAGAGTTCACGATACCGACCAGTTCGGATCCGTTAGAGCGTCTATTAGAACGTCTCCAACTCTGCACAGAGGTCATCCAAGAAGTCCACTACCTCCTCGAACAACCTAAAGAAGCAGACGATAAAGCAGACCTACTAATAGCAGTAGAAGCCCTTACTTTTGAGACCATCGACCTACTTCAGACTACCAAAACTTATGTCTGGGGCGAGGAATCAGATGACGAGGACCCTGATAAAATATAAGTAAGGGAGAGGCTTTCCAGCAGGAGTCTCTAAATTGCTTAAGAAAATAGCAAAAGGACCGTTATTTTTAACAACGGCCCTCTTTTTAGCTACGCCAATATGTATGGCAGAAGTTGCTAGCGCTTCTTCGGGTTCTTCTTTCGGACTAGACCGACCACAATACCAACAACAAATAGCACCAGATAAGCTGAAACAAAGCCTACCCAAAACGAATCAAGGTTTACGGTTACTACCATTTTCTTCTATTCCTTCCTTAGGGGATATCAATACTCTAGAGTCTAGTCTATCTACTGCCAAAAGTCAATTAGCAACACTGAAGTCTTTAACTCCTAAGGACCCAGCAAATGCCCAGACAATCAACTCCCAAATTGAAGCAGCCCAGGCTAAGGTGGACTCTTACACTTCCAAACTAGCAGCAGCCAAGACAGCCTACTCTCAATACCAAGAAGCCTCTAAAACCCTCGCTGACGCCCTATCTAAGTACAACACTGCCCTAGAGTCCGAAACTGCCTTAACCACCAAGAAGACCCTAACTCAGGCAGAATACGACGACCTGCAACTTATCCTTACAAATAAGACTGCCACCCTAGCTGCAGCCAACTCCAACCTAGCAACAGCCCAGCAGTCAAAAGATGATGCTCAAGCTGCTTTAACTGCTGCAACAACTAACTTAACAACTGCCGCCAATAACCACAGCACAGCTATCCAACTTCTTAACAATGCTCAGGATAATTATGATGCAGCCGTTGATGCCTACAATACTGCCGTTAGTTTAAAAGCAAATCTCAGCCAGGAGCTAGAAGAAGCTCAGCTAGCTCTCTCAACTTCTAACCAAAGTAAAGAAGTTAAATATAATAATTTAGTTACAGCCGAAACCAATCTCGCTGAAGCAACAACCAACTTAGACTTAGCACTTGCTGCCAAGAACTCTGCACAGCTAACTTTCAATCAAGCAACTTCTAACTACGACTCAAGCGTTGATGACCTAGCTCTAACAAGTTCTCAACTCGAGTCTGCTCAAACTTCTTACGAAGCTGTACTCGCTCCACTAGACGCTGCCTGGTCTAACTTCTGGCAAGCAAACTCCGACCTAGGTTCGAGTACTTCTAATCTTTATATCAAGCAAGCAGCCCTAGCTAATGCTCAAGCTAACTACACTCAAGCAGTTGCCAATTACAACCAGTATCTAGCTGAGTACGATATTGCCTACACAAACTACCTAAACAAGCAATCTGCCTTCAATGAAGCACAGACTACTTTAGACGAAGCACAAGACAGTCTAAGTACAGCTCAGAGCAACTACGACAACAACCTCATCCCCGACCCTAACTGGACAGCTCCTACCCGACAGGTAGAGAACATCCGAACAATCACAAACACTAGACAAGTAGAAGTTAGGACTCTTGTTCCGCGTACCGAGACAGTTCTACAAGAGCAGGTAATCCCAAACCTATTACCTAACCCAACACTAACCACCACAGAGGGTTGGAGCGGAGTTTACCCAGGGTGGCAAGGCTCACAGCCCGGTATGTATGATGGAGAGATTACCTTCTCTTATATGGACCAAACAGTCAGCCAAGGACTCTTCTCTGGTCCCTTCGAGAACGCAACACTTACTTTATCTGCCGACTGGTTCAGCGACTGGACCGCCGACAGCTACTCGATGACTGTCACAGCAGAAGACATCAACCGAAACCCAGTCGGAACTGCCACATACACCAACACAAGAACATCACATGACTGGACAAATAGAAGTGTAACCCTCACAGCCACGGGACCTGTTTCTTACATAACTGTTTCATTCTCTGGAATAGATCACGGTTTTTGGTATGGCATGTATGGACCTCGTATGAAAAATCCAGCACTAGAAGTTTCTTACGGGCAGCTAGTAACTCAGACTGTTTACGACGAAGTAATCACTTACGAGGAAGAAACCTACTACACCTATGAGACTTACTACACAACAGAAGTTATTCAGCCTCAGCAAGGTCTAACAGTTAGGGTTTACAACAACCTACCTACATCGAACCCACAGCGTTCTGATACTGCATATAACTTATGTCTAACTACTACGCTCACCAGTATTGAGAATAACTGGGGAGGCGGAGACATTTTAGGTTGTGGTGGCGAACGAGTTCTTATTCACTACACGGGCTACATCACACCAACCCAAAACATTACTTCTCTAATGAATCAAGCGGATGATGGCTTCTACATGGACCTCAATGGGACAAACGTTATCAATAACTGGAGCCTCAAAGGTTGTGGTGGCAACTGGAACTCTGTAAATCTTCAGGCTGGTCAGTCCTACGCTATTGACGCTTGGTTCTTTGAGTGGGGTGGTGGAGCGTGTTCTACTCTTTACTACCAGTCAGCAACTGGTCAAGGTGTAGTTCCTGCAGAGTGGTATTCAAATGGTGCCTCTGCTCCTCTAATCAAAGACCCTACTCTGCTTCCAGCACTTCAGACTGCACAATCAAACTATGATGCTGCCCTCGCTGCGTACAATACTGCAAACTCAGAATGGACAGCAGCCCAAACATCTCAGCAAGCAGCAGCCCAGCAGTCGAACGTAGGTTACGACAATCTAATCAGCGCATCCAACACACTCAATGCTGCATCACCAGAAGTCCAGCAAGCACAGTCTGAGTACGACGTTGCATTATTAAACAGAGACTCAATCTGGGAAACAGTCGGAACTCTAAACAACCAGAAGACTCAAGCTTCCAACTCAATCGTTTCTCTAACTTCTCAACAAGAGCAGCAGATCCAAACAGTGGCAATTCTACTTGCAGCCAAGGAGACAGCAGCCAATAATCTAGAAGCAGCTACTAATGCATATGTCTTATCACTAACTACCCACAACTCATCCGTTGATGTAGTAGCCGTTGCACAGTCTAATTATGACGCAGCAGTCACTGACTACGAGACTGCATCTACAAATGTAGACACTGCTACAACAAACTACGAGACAGCAACCAATAACCTAGCTATTGCCACAACCAATAAGTCAGACACATTAGCAGCCAAGACTTCAGCACAAACAGCTAAGGACTTAGCAACTTCTACTTTAGAAACTGCAACTTCAACTAAGACTTCTGCCGAAGCAACTTTACTTGCAGCCACCGACACTTTAACAACTTCTCAGCAATCAGTAGATGTTGCCTCATCAGAAGTAACAACTTCTCAAGCTAAAGTCACTACCAAGGAATCTGAACTAACTACATTAACCGCGTCGCTTACTTCTGCACAAAAAGTAACTTCAGAGAGACTTTCCACTAAGGAAGCAGCAGATACAACTGTTTCAGAATCAGTAGCTTCCTACGAAACATCTGTACAAGAAGTAAGAAATACCGACCTACCATCTAGAGCAGACTTCGAAAACATCACAACTATTGCCAACCAAGAACCCCCAGTCGAAGAAGGGTCTAAGGAAATTCCTGCTGAACTATCTGCCGAGAACCTTATGGAAGTCAACCTAGAAGAAGTAGACCCTACCGAACTTACAGAGGCTCAAGCAGAGCAACTAGTTGAAGCAGCTCTCGAAACATTTGAAACTGCCGAGGCTGGCTCTGCCGAGTACGAGCAAGCTCTCGAAGCCCTCTACCTCGCAGCCGAGCAAGATGACATCGAACTACCAGAAGAACTTGCTGCCATTCCAGGTCTTGCTGGTGCTGTAGAGGTTCTTAACTTCCTTGGTAACGCAGGTGCTGACATGTCACCAAAGGTTCGTGAAGAGTCAGAGAAGGTAGTTGTTACAGCCGTTGTTGCCGCTGGAGCAGCGATTCAAAGTGCAGCAGCCGCTGCCAGCACAGCTTCCGCTGGAGCAGCTAGTTCTGGTGGTTCAAGAAGAGTAGGAAAGTAATCATGTACGAATACAGAGTAAAGACAGTTATAGCAGTAGTTGACGGAGACACCATCGACGTTGAAATTGACCTAGGCTTTGACATCTCAATAACTAAGCGAGTTCGTCTTGCTGGCATCGATACCCCAGAGTCTCGCACAACAAACAAAGAAGAGAAAGTTCTAGGACTCGAAGTCAAAGAACTTCTTAAGAAGAAGCTGAAGGCTGCCAGCAACATCGTAATAAGAACCGAGAAGCCAGACTCATCAGAGAAGTACGGTCGAGTCCTTGGTTGGTTGTACCTAGATGGCGATGGCGAATCAGTAAACCACGCACTCATCGCAGGTGGCTATGCGTGGGGATATATGGGCGACACCAAAATAAAGAACTTTGAAGAACTTAAAGCTAAACGAGCACTTGCTCAGAAAGAAGAAAACTAATGAAGAACTTCCTAAAAGGTCTGTTCAAAGACATCATCGACCAGGCTTGGACCCTACTAGGTATGGCTGTAGCTTGGCTAGTTCTAGAAGGCTCAGCTAAAGACCTAACAGGCAAGCTAATTGCCCTAACACTAGGTATCTGGATTCTTACCTTCCCTCTACGCTACGAGAAGCCAGAGGAAGAAAAGCCTAAGAAACCAGCTCCTCGCAAGAAGGCAGTTAAGAAGTAGCTCGAATCAAAACCTCCCTGAAGTTGTAAAATAGTACTATATAACTTCTTATTAAGGATTAGATTATGGCAAAGTCACAGTGGCCAGTAGATGGCATCCCAGGCAAGTCTTGGAAGGTAACCAGCCCTTTCGGCTACCGAATTCACCCAATCAAGAAAACAAAGAAGCACCACAATGGTGTTGACATCTGGCAGGGCGGGGACACCACCTACCTAGAAGCTTGGGCAGATGGCAAGGTTATCAAGGTAATCCCTAACGACAGCCCAACCTCAGGCGGTCACTCAGTAATCGTCCAGTCGACCGTTATGGGCAAGAAGGTCACTTGGACCTACTTCCACATGGTCAAGGGCTCAATCAAGGTCAAGGCTGGTCAGAAGATTGAAGCTGGTACAGTCATCGGCAAGATGGGTATGACTGGCTTTGCAACTGGCAAGCACCTCCACTGGGAAATCTGGGCAGGTCACATCAAGTCTCAGCCACTAGCTGGTTTCGCAACAGGCAAGGGTTATTACGACCCAATGGATTTCTGCAAGGCTGTAATGGCTTTTGAAAAAGCAAACGTCAATGCACACAAAGAGACTCCAGAAAAAGCACCAGTAACTGTTGCACCTTCACACTCAGTAGCAGAGATTCCAACCGTTGCTGTACCTAGCGAAGCAAAGGTTGTAAAAGAAGCTCCAGTAAAAGCTACACCAGCTCCAGCTGCCGCTAAACCTAAAATTGCAAACCCAGGCTACCCGGGCGCATACGTGAAGCTTGGTTCAAAGGGAGAGGCAGTTAAGTTCATCCAACAGCAACTAAAGATTGTTGTAACTGGAAACTTTGAAGCAAATACCGACAAGGCTGTAAAGGTTCTTCAGAAGAAGCACGGTCTACTTGTAGATGGTATTGTAGGTCCAAAAACTTGGGCCCTCTTAGACTAGACAAGGCATAAAAGCGCTTTCTCCGTTCAGACTGTATAACGCATAATAAAAGCCCCTAGAAAGAAATCCCCTGGAAATGATCACCAGGGGATTATCTTTTGGATACAGAAAACCCCCCGGGAGAAACACTTAACTCAACCGAGGGGCTTTCTTACCAACAGAAAGGAATTACCACGAACTTAAAGAGAACCAAAAAAACTTTAAGTCCGCATATTTATTATACACAATTTTTAGCGTTCGTCGTCGCGAAACGGGTCCTTGTCGTCATCTTCGTCAGTAAAGTCTGGGCTATTCATAATAGCGTTCATAATATCCTGGAATGACTCATTTACGCGAACAATACGCTTATCACGGGCATGAATCTCAATCATTTCAGCTTTGTAGATAAGCTTTATCATCTGACGTATCTCACGCTCAGATAGGTTTTTAAATAGCGTATTATTCATAAGCATGATGCGAATTTCGCTAAAGTGTCGTTGTTTCTGTATTTTGAGTAATTGACGTTCGTTAATCACAATATGCTCTTTCTATTTGGTCTAGATACTTTAATCATACATCTATTTCATCACTGACAATTACCAAATATCCGTCGACCATCTTAAAGTAAATTCCGTCATAACTGCTATAGTTCAAAATTTCTAGCCTTACAAGGTCATCTAGAAGAAGTTTTTTAGCTTTTAGAACTTCTCGATTGACAATTCCCTGAATTTCTTCAGAAAACCCCTCTTGACCTTCAGTAATTTTTATGCTACTTTCCGAAATTTAGTAGGATTTTACAGCCAGTTTCGAGTCAACAGAGTCATATAACGACTGCACACCAGAATTATTCTCCAATACATAGTCAAAATTGTAGTCATTTAGGGCATGTTCTGAAGCGTGGTCGTTAGCAGCACCATATCCAGGTCTCACAACTCTCCAAACTTCACCACCAAGCTTCTTAACTGCATCTGCTTCGTTTGGATATCTGACATCAGAAACAACTATTCTGCTGCCATCTTTAATGCTATCAATAGCTGCGTTTACCCAAAAGTCATCGCCAAACATTTCGCGTCCAACTTCAGTCCCAAAGCGTTGCAATAGCTCACGAATCTCTGGACCATGAGCTTTTAGGTCATCCCAACCATAAAGGTCTACACCAAGTTTTACTGAAAGACTAGGGATACCATTGATTGTGATTTTAGGGTTAAGTCTGTAAAGTGCCTCTTTCATAGGGGCAGCAAACGATACTCGCTCATATCCATAGTTCTCAATTAGGTGATCTGCAACAGTATCTTTACCGTTTCTAGCCCATCCGCTTAACCCTAGAATCTCAACCCGCGGCACTAACTCTTCATCACGAAGAATGTATAGAGGCATGTCTAAACCCCTAGCAACCTGAACTTCTAGCGATGCACCCTTAGAGTTTCTCCACTCAGGAAGAAGACAAACTGCATCGCAGGTAATAAGGTTAGTCAAGTCACGACGCATGTACCAATCCCACGAATGCTTTCCAGCATTAGCAGAGGCTAGTGCTTCTTCGTAAGTTGATCCGTCATTGTGTGCAGGGTTTACAACTTCGTGTCCCAACTCCAACAGCTGACGCTCAGCTTCAAAGAATGCAGGGAAGTTCCAGTCTTCTACTCCAGACATAGGTCCGGCGATGTATATTTTCATTTCGTCTTCTTACTTTGATTGCCCTCTTAGATAGTCAACCAACTCAGGGTTGTCTCTAAGGATAAGCAGTAGCGGCTCTTCATACATTCCAATAAAGTAGTGCTCCCAAACTTCGAAGTCATCTTTCTTAGTCGGCTTTACAGTGTTATCAAACACGTCATGTATGGCATGAAGTATTTCATGTATAAGAGTAGTTCTTTGTTTCGAGTACTTAAGACTGCTGTCTATGACAATAAGATTCTCAGTGCCCAAGGTGTAGCCCATGGTCGAGTCATTAAGCATACCGTCATCCTTGCGGTCGCGTAGAACAATCTCAAATACCTGAGTACCAATCTGTACTGACTTAGGAATCTTCATTTATTTCTACCTCCCATAGTTAGTCCAACGATAAGCATACTTGCGGCTACGATAACAGGTTGACCTAGCAACCAAATCTGCCAAGGAAGCTCCATAGAGATAATCGTCCAAACAATCTCACCCGAGATGAAGTAGATAATTAGTGCCGTCCAAATATCACGCTTTGACATAGAACCACATCCCTAGCTCAATTAGACCAAGAGTCCAAAAAACAATAGTCGCTACCGACAAGATAACAAACTTAGTAAGGCGGAAATATCCGTCAGACAATCTCCAAAGTAGGAAAACAAATACAACAGACGAGAACAAATAAAAGAGTAGCCCAGGAATAGATAGTAAGTATCCATCCAGCTGAATTACTCCATATGCGTCCATTACGGCGTTACTCTACCATTCTTGTTAAATGTCTCATAGGTTATAGGCATCTTTTCAGCCCAAAGGGATTCCATCATCTCTGCAACCATTTCAATCTCCCGTTGCGGAAATGATGGAAACTGTGTACCTTCTCGCATAGTTCTTAGCGAGAGGAAGTTCATTAGCGAACGTGCGTTCATAGTTACAAACATAGACGAGTAGATGTTTACAGGCAAAACTCCACGAGCGACCTCGCGAGCAACACCAGACCCAAGCATCTGCTTGTACGAGCTGTACGCTTCTAGATTAGCGTTATAGGTTGCACGATAGACAGTCGAGAACTGCCCAAGAGACCCTGCTTCAAAAGTATAGGCACCAGTCTTACCAGTCTGAATCAACTTACGCTTTAAGTCTGGAACGTAGAATACAGGCTCTATCTCTTTGTAGCGAGCACTCTCTTCGTTGTACGAAGCGATGCGGTGACGCATGAACTCACGGAACACAAAGATAGGGGCTTCGATGTAGAAAGTGAAAGCGTTGTGCTCGAACGGAGAACCGTGACGGTCACGCATTAGGTAGTTAATTAGACCAGCATCTTTTTCTGGTGTAGAAGCTCCAGTACCAGTACTTACACGAGCGGACATAGCAACCATCTCGTCACTGCCCATGCTCTGCACAAGCTCGACCGTCATGTCGCTACGGTATTTAATATCAGTCATCAGACTCCTCCAAGAACTTAGCAGCTTCTTCTAGACCAGAATTCTTAAGCAATTCAATTACAGCTAGACGCTCGTCCTTCATACCCATTAGATACCCAAAGTCATATGAAGAGTTGAGGGATTCCGAAATAGATGCGTCTAAAGCAACCTTACTAGCTAGATAGTTATTGACAATATTGCCTTGCTTGCTAGTAATTTCCCCCTCCTCGATGTCTAAAGGGTTAGGTACATATTCAAAGTCGTTGATCATGTATCTATCCTAGTCCCTTTTTACTGTCCTCCGCGCGAGACTCGAACTCGCACTGTACCGATTTTAAGTCGGCTCTCTCTGCCATTGGAGTACCGGAGGATTTTGCATTAGCCCGTTTTACCTGCTCATATAGACGCTTTCTTTTCATCTGTCTATCTAAGCGAATTGCCTTAATAATACGTTCGTATTCTTCGTTCTCTGCCGGGCTCATTATCTTCCATAATCGTCTTCAATGCGAGTGATATCTTCCTCGTGATAATAACCATACATCAATTCGACGATTCGTGCAAGTCTATTTGAAATGTTCTCTATGCGATGTTTTTCCATAAAAGGCACGTACACAGTCTCCCCAACCTCCGTTTCCCAGGTCTTGTCTCCGACGGTTACAACAATACCGGCGTCTAAGATATACCACCTCTCAGAACGCTTTTCATGCGTCTGCAGGGATAGTCTGCTCTTAGGACTTATTGATAAGACTTTCACGCATACAGGCGGATCGATATCCTCTAAAACACTGTAGCCACCCCAAGGGCGTTCCCAGTCTACGGGAGCTGCTTTTGTACAGCAAACACATTCAGGTCCAGTGTAGTAGGGGTCTTTAAAATCTCTCACGATTTCCTCTCTGTCGGGACTGTGGGACTTGAACCCACGACGACCGAATTATGAGTTCGGGGCTCTAACCAGCTGAGCTAAGTCCCGTAAGTGGCCCGTTTTGCTACACAGGTGGGCCAGACCTATCGCAAGAGCAGTATGAAGCCACAAACCCAGCGGGAGAAAGTTAGACCGCTAAATAACAACATACTGCATAGCAGCGAGCCCCCAACAGGACTTGAACCCGTCACCTACGCATTACAAGTGCGTCGCTCTACCAGATGAGCTATAGGGGCGTAAAACTATTTTATATTCTTTTCCGCATCTCTGCGTTCTTTATAACATTTAGGACAATAGCTTCCCTTAAATCTTATACGATGTCTGTAGCAAGGGTAGCCTCTATAGACCTTCTTCTGCAAAGTCAACCTCCATCTGAAGAATAGTCAATCTATCACCAATAGATTCAATCTTTTCACGCATAACCGACAACCCAATACCAGCCAGCTCGATTCGTTCTGCTAAGGCATCAATACGTGCGTCTATGTTTTCGTGCTCGTTATTCACGTGGCTCTAATCCAGGCAGGTAGATTACCTCTGTACCTTCGGTATTGAATGCACATAGCAATCCAAGTGCGTCTCGGCGAATCGCACCAAGCTCTGTTAGTAGTTTGATAATGCGCTCACGTTCTTCCGCACTACCATCTTTTTTGCCATAATCATATGCTTCAATGCTCACTTGTTTCTCCTCGGCTTGCATGGGGTTGTATTTTCTATATAACTCTTCTGAAGTGCTCATTTATTCTTTCCATTCCTGCAGTATCCAGCTTGAGCTATTCTTCTTGTCTTCTCCTCCGACTCCGAAGACGAACTCAAGTCTCTCTGACTGTACCACCATTTCTGGTATGTTGTCAAGTGTTCTATCTCCACCGTTGGCAAAAATCACTTTATCGAATGGATGTTCGGCTAAAGTCCACTTAATTGCGTCAATTGCGGTCCCATCCTCGTCATCAAACTCCAAAACACCGTCTACGCTCTTCAGCTCCTCCAGGACGGCTCGACGCTCGTCTGCGGGCATAAAGGGCTTACCTTTTTTGCGCTTTAGCCATTCGTCGGAGTTTATTCCAACAATAAGGGCGTCTCCTAATTCGCGTGCAGCTTTGAAGTACGCAATATGCCCTGAGTGCAATGGATCGAATCCACCAGTTACAAGTACTATTGTTCGCAATTTAAGATCGCCTCACGTTCCGTCGTGTAGTTGTCCCAGCAGTTGTCGACTTTCCCAACCCCAGCAAAAAAGAATCCATAAACCAGAGACGCAATCATTGCAACAATAATCCCAGCAAAGACAATAATCTCTTTCTTAGTTACGTTCTCACTCACTCCATTATTCCTTCCCTCTAGCAATTCTTGAACGCTTAGCATTAGCTGCACGACACTCTGTGCATCTGCAACCTTCTTTGTATTTTGCATAAATCCCGTGGGGATTATCTACGTGGCGTTCTTTTATAGTTTTTTCCTTGTGACAACCATAGCACAATACCTGGCAATTAGACAACTCTTTTGCCTGTATCTCAGGAGTGCGTGACCATATTCTAGTTGGATTCATAGTTTTTAGTTGGCTGTCTATGTGGTCTACTTCAAGTCTGTCAAAAGATCCACAGCTTTCGCAGCACCCGCCACGAGAAGTTATAAATGCATCTCGGTTGGCTCTACGCCACTCAACCTGAAACTTGCGTTGTTTGTCTTTATCTTTATACGGCATCATTCTCCTCTTTGAGAGCCTTCTTTTTAATTTTGTAGTCAATGGCTAGGTTCTGATAAGTCTGATTCTTGTAGTGCACACGCTTAATCATTTCTAAGCTGCAGCTTCTAAAAGCATTAGAGCCTTTAGGCCCACCGATAACATCCACCCACTCGTGACCTTTTTCAGTCTTCACGTACTTAACAAAACGATAACGGCCAGTCCACCCTGCAATCTTCAGCTCAGTTCCAGGCTTTACGTGGCGTCCATTAATTAGCATCTCGGTCTGTATTTCCCACAAATCATTTGGCTTTGGTTCATCAGGAACATTACTCTTCTTTCGGCGTCCCATCGTCTGTCTCCTTTTCAACAATAATGGCGTCTACTATGTTCTTTACGGTCGAAGCATACCACTTACCACCGTTTTGTGTAGGAACCTCGTCTCGGTTCAAACCTTCGGCAATCTTAGCGTAGCTGCGTCCACTACTTCTTTCTACCATAATACGCTCTTTAATGTCAAGTGGTGTTTTATTTTTAGGTCCCATATCGACACCCCAGACAACTCCACGGTCTCGGCGGTCTTTATGCACATCTTTTTGACGGGCAGCAATAATGCCTCGCTCCATTTCCGCGAGCGCTGACATCACAGTAACAACGAACCTACCTTGATAAGAAGATGTATCCAGGTTCAGATCCAACATGATTAGTCGCCAACCCTGCTTGTTAGCCATGTCCACGATATCTAGGAAGTCGGTGGTCGACCTAGCAAGTCGGTCGATTCTAGTAACAATAAGGGCGTTTGCTTCTTTGCGTTCCAGGGCACTCAAAGCACCCAGCAAAACAGGGCGTCCCTTAACGCTTTTTCCGGAACGGCCTTCCTCTCGGATAACTTCATACGAAGTAAACCCATGGAACTCGGCAGCCGTTATAAGCTGTCTCTCCTGAACGTCCAGAGATACGCCATCATTCACCTGCATCTGCGTAGAGACGCGGGCATAGAGTAGGGCTTTTCCAGGGTCGTTAGGGGCGTCCATTACTTTAGACTTTGTCTAGACAGCTCTTACAGATAGAACCCATGAACTGGATGTTTACGATAGGCATGACAAACTCGTAGAATTCGCCGCCTTCGTTAGTTGTGTGACAACGGTCACAAAGCTCTTGACCAGTGCTGACATCCTTGTTTGCCTGTTCTATAGCACATTCCATACAATAAAGCTTATTCGGTTGAGCCAACATCCCAATCCAGACGGTTGGGTTTAGGGGGTCGACGTGAGCACAGTGGTCTGGCGCAGGGACATCTTCTTCGGCATTGACTTTATCTTCAAGGGTTGTCAGCCAGGTCCACTCCTCTAGGAGGTAGCCCTTTACTATTTGAGCTCGGCTACGGTCCTTCTGTACTTTTTCGTAGTCAAAATGGTCTTCAAGTGCATTCATTAGATTGTGGTGCACTTCTGCTGCATGAGCTCCAGCAGCTTCTATCTGCTCGTTTGCTCTAGCTTCTTTGATTGCGTAGATTTGGTCGTCATTTTCCATAATAGGTTCCTTCGATTTCGTTGGTAATTCGGTTATAAGCATACACGTCTATTCCACATTTTTCAAGGTATTCCATAACAGTTTCTGGATTTCTGTGGTAATCCTCTTCGCCTATCAAGCAGTGGACGGTTTTGATGCCAGAATTGGATATCAGCTTGGCACAACCCATGCAGGGTGGAGCAGTTACATAGATACTGCCACCTTCAACAGACCAGCGGTCTACATAAAGAAGGGCGTTTGCTTCAGCGTGAATGGACGGACATCCGTCATAGGCTGCACCTAATCCAGTCTTACCCTGAGCACGCTCGCACCAGTCAATACAAGTTCCCTCTACTTCTAATCCAGCAGCAGGTCCGTTGTAGCCTTCGGCAATGATTCGTTCGCGTCTATCGACAATAACTGCGCCTATTTGAGCACGGCTACAGCGTGAGCGTTTGGCAATGCTCTTGGCATTTTCGAATCTAATCTCTGTCCAAGAGGGTCTTTTGAAAGCTTCCATACCCTCTAGTATACAAACTTAATCCTAAGTTTATACGACGATTATACAAAATAGTTTTGTACATTAACTTTGCGAGCTACGCAGGTCTTGAACCTGCCCTGTCAGAGAACCCGAAGGTACTTCTTGCGAAGCCTGACAAGCATCCCCATTTAGCTCCACTGGAACCATACGACCCATCATCCAGCGATATGCGACTTACCAAATAGTTCGTTTGCAACCGAGGTCTATTCAGTAGATCAATGGCACCCTAGCATTTCTGCTAGCTCCATGGTCTCTCATAGTTGAGAGGGTGCCCCACATGCAAATGGAACCTAGACCGCTTTACGCCTCTCTGTCTAGAGCGCTGACCACCCTGGATTCGAACCAGGAACCGTCCGATTAACAGTCGGATGCTCTGCCGTTGAGCTAGTGATCATTGGTGGAGATGCGGGGAATCGAACCCCGGTCCAGTTACGGATTCATTGTTCTTCTACAAGCTTAGGCAGTTTGAATATAAATAGTGTTTGACCTGCCAGACCACTATATTTTCGCTTTTCCAGGCAAGCGATTTAGCCCTGTTGCTTTGGTGTCCTATTTATTTAAAACCTAGCTGCCCACTTAGGACTAGTGCTTTGCTAGGGGCGTCTAACAACTATCAGGCTGCTAGAGCGAATGCAGAACGTGATTCAGCATTTATTTTGTTTAGCGGTTTTACGAGACTCCGCCATCTCGGCTTGCTTCACCAACTTCAGAATAACTGTCGAAACCAGTCATCCCCTTGTTTGTCGATATTTAGTTGTAAGTACATTATATCAGACTTATAAGCTTTTTAGCAAATCAGATATTACTCCCAGGGTTTGCCAGGGGGTTTTTACTTCTATACATCTAACTCCAGTTTGCAGTACCGGAAAGTCATTGCCGTCTTTATCTAATCTATCGCCAACAAAAACTACTTCTTCAGTATTAAGAGAGTTTAGTCTGATAAGTTCTAGAACTGCAAATCCTTTGTCAACACCCTTTTTTGTTATGTCTATGCTAGTAGACCCACCAGATCTAACTTCAAACTCAGGCAAGTACCCAGAAATCTTGGATTTAAGTTTTTTCTTCTTATCGCCATTTTTATCCCAGGAATCCTTAAGATACCCAGGGGCTTTCTGACCTAACCCAGAGAAGGTAATCTGAGCACCTCTATTGTCAATGGTTTTGCCATAGCTTTCTGTGGGCCAGTAACCAAGTAAGATAGCCGAAGCTTTTACAACTCGATTAATTCTTCTAATCTCACGTCTCTTTAGTTTTAGTGAGTAGACGGGCTTCCAACCAAATAGACCAGGTTTTAGATAAGATGCTCCGCTAGTTGGCATTATAGATAAGTTTTTTAGATTAGCTCCCTTAGGTAGCTTTTTTACAACCTGAGAAAGAATCTGCTTTTTGGTGCCACCAGTGATTATGCACACCTGAGTGCTAGATAGAAGCATACTCAATGAGTACGCCATCTCCAAAGAGATAAAACCCTTGCTAGGTGCAAGGGTTCCATCTAAATCAAAAGCTACAAGCTTTACAGACATTAGTCCTTCTTTGTAACCAAACGACGCTTAATTGCATCAAAAATCTTTGGACGCTTCTTGTAAGCTTTTTTCTTCATGCTTACTCGATCGTCGTTAGCATCTTTAGCTGTAGGCTTACTGCCTCCACCTTTACCTTTTGCCATGATTCTCCTTTTTATATGAACGTATTTATTATACGTCTAGTCCACGATTAGTTGCACGCCAAACTGATGGCGAGTGATTTTCTTGTACAGCACGCTTGTGGTCGAAGTCTTCGTAAAGTCGAAGAATGTGGATACAAGGATCGCCCTCTTCAAATTCCAGATCTTCTGCTTCACTTGTAGGAAGACCATCGTGCGTGTAGCACACAGATGGACCAATCCAACCGTTGTTGATTCCTAGCTCTAGCCATTCTTCAAAAGTCATTTTATCTCTTTCTATGTTGTATAGAGATAGTATCAAACTTTACCCGTAAATGCAACAAATCCCCCCGATTTCTCGGAGGGACCTGTTTCTCTAATTTTAGAGTTCTGATTCTTTCTTGCCACGAGCAACTTCTGCTTCAGCAGAGGAAGCAAAAGCAGTGTTAATTTCCTGCTCGTCAAGAACACCGTCAACGACGTAAGCACGAGCTAGCGATTCTGCAACTTCCATAATACCAACGAAAGCCGCGATTAGGGCTGACTGCCAAAGCTCAACGCCACCGATAGAACCAGCAGCTAGAACAGCACTGACTTTTAGGATTACAAGAGCAACGGTTCTCTTGAGAATCATTTTTACTACATTCATAATTTCTCCCGGGAGATAGTAGGGTATAAGACATCTCTCTCCCAAGAGCTCAATACTATTTTATCGTACTTTAACGATTGCGTCTTGGAGGTAGCCCAACGCTGATGGGGATACCTCTACGTAAAGCTTTTCTTTGATTTTCTGTAGTACCGCCCCAGATACCCACTAATTCAGGGTTTTTTAGGGCATATTCTAGGCAACGAGCAGTGTACGGACACTCCATACATGTCATTTTAGCCTCGCGCTCCATTGAATATACACCGCGCTTAGGGAAGTTCCCTTCAGGAGCCTCGTCAGTGAAAAAAGCGTCAGGATAGCTAGAAGCACACGGTGGTTCTCCATGTTCCATAAAATCGGGGTAATCAGATGGGAAGAACTCAACCATATTTATTTCTCTCTATTAACGCCAACTTTGACTAGTGCTAAAGCCCTGACCCTTGAAATTAATAGGAGGTGCAGTGAACACTCTAACTAGTTTACCTTCGCAACCCTCTTCTACGCAAGTTTGGGTTTCTGGCTCTTCTTCGGTAATAGAGCGAGTCATCTGATGCTCGTGCTCAGGATTTTCGGAACATTTGTATGGGTATGTAGGCATGATTAGTCCTGGTGTACTAGGGTGTTCAGTTTATCTAGGCGGAATCCAGCCCAGCTTTCAGTGCCAGCTACAACCACAGGAGCAGATGCGTAGCCCTTCTCCTCGATAAGAGCAAACACCTCTGGGCTATCTTGAATCATCTTAGATTCAAACTCGATACCCTTGACGGTCAAGAAACGCTTGGTCTGCTCACAGGCAGTGCAGTTCGGATTGCTATAAACGATTACGCTCATTTTTCTTCTTTCTTAGCAGCAATAAAGTAGACGCCAAACATAGACGCCCACTGGATAGAGAGCATATATAGCAAGTAGCTGCATGGCAGTGATAGCCGCAATATTTGCTAAATATGTCAATGAAGTCAGGTTAATTGATTTAACTCCGGTCAATACGATTGTACTCATTACTGAGGCCACCTAACTTCATTGTTAACTGTAAATGTTAGGGCAAGAGAGTCTCCAGCCTTTACTTCTAAATCGGAGATACCTTTATCGGCCCAGCCCCACTCAGAAATAACACCGGGACGACGTACGAGAATAGCCCAGTACGCGTCCTGAGGCGGCATATCCGAGCAATCAGCTTTATCTGGTAGCCCATTTACTAGGCACACAATCTGATCGCCATACTTGTCTGTACCATCGATCTTGATTCCAATGGACTTTACTAAGTCCAATGCGTTACCATTTCCAACTGAAATACAACTGTTAATAGGAGTTTCTTCTGTAGGCAGATCTCCATAGTCAACAATGAGATTTACACAGCCAACTTCAGATAGCTCAGAGCTCGAATTTGGAGTAGATACCTCTTTATTTACCCACAGACCAGCAAGCACAGCTGCGGTAATACCGGTAGCAATTAATAGTTTATTTTTCACGGTTAGCACCTGGAACCCATAGGACATCGCCGATCTCTCGATTAGCATGTCTAGATAATACAAATAGTAAGTCAGAAAGACGGTTGAGATACTTGGCAGTGGTAATGTTTACTCCCTCACCAAATGCGTGAATAGCATTCCAAGTCTGACGTTCCGCTCTGCGAACTACCGTTCTAGCTACATGAAGCTGAGCGGCTAGCGGAGTCCCACTAGGAAGCACAAAAGTTCTAAGAGTGCTCAGGGGTTCGTTGTAGTGGTCGATTAGATTCTCTAGGCGAGTAACCTGTTCTTCCGTAACTCTTAGCGGTGGATATTTAGGGTCATCAATAACTGGCGTGCAGAGGTCTGCCCCAACATCAAACATGTCGTTTTGAATGCGGAGCAGGACCTCCTTCACATCAGCATCAATGTCCATAGACAAGGCAACTCCAATGCTGGAGTTGGCCTCATCTACGGTTGAGAACGCTTCAAGTCTGGCATCGTTCTTAGAAGTACGACTCCCGTCTCCGAGAGAAGTAGTTCCTTGGTCGCCAGTCTTTGTGTAGACGCTACTGATTACTACCAATTATTTCTGGTTCTCCACAATCAATTTGATTTCACAGGCGTCTGTGGTGCAATATGCCTCACCGATAGCCTCGACACCAAGACCCTGGTAGACACCGTCGAATGAGATAGGGAACAACTTACCAGCTGCGTCCTCGAACTCTTCCTTAGTAATCTGGGTGTACGGCATCTGAGGATAAGTAAAGTTACCAGATGGCAAGAACGATACAGTTTTTAGCTGACCGTCATACATGTGAAGTACAGACTCAACGTGCTTAGCTTCTGTCTCAGGGTCGAACGAGATAGTCACCGACACAGAGTTGTCTGACCAGTAACGCTGAGCAGTTGCCGCGAGCGCCATCTTCTCAAAGATAGTGACGTCGCGCTCTGCACGCTTAGCCCCTGACTTGATTGGGAAGAACACTACTGAAGTAGTTTCTGGTGATTCAGAGGCTGGCTCAATTGTGTAGTTAGCCATCTTGAATAGTGGCAACATTGGGTCGTTGTTTCCGAAGCGGATTGCACGCATGAAATATTCGCCACCTGGAGTCCAGTGAACACCTGGAGACTCACCAGCAAGAATAGACACAGTACCTGACGGCTTGACGGTCGTGGTCTTGATTGACTCACGAATACCCAACCACTCCGAGTAGACAGTGTCGTAACGCTTTACAACTGCGTAGCCTTCGTCCATCCATGTACGAAGAGCAGGGATGCCCTTGTTGTCAGCGAAGTTAGCAATACCAGACATTGAAGTTCCGATACGACGGTTACGCTGCATGATGGCGTTGGTCTCTTCCCAGTGAGTAGGAAGTAGGGTCACGGTCTTGGCATAGAGGTAAGCGAACTTCAAAGTACGCTTGTAGTCTTCCAACGAGTCGTGACGGTTTAGGTAAGTCTCAACAAGAGTACACATTTCGTAGCTCTCAAGCGACTGCTCTGCACAAGGGTTGTAGCCCATGATGCGGTGGTCCTTGTTGTTGATTGGGTCACCTAGACGGCCATAAGCCTTAGAGATGTCTTCCCAGATAACGCCAGGCTCACCATTGCGGATGATTCCGTCGATAATCTTCGAGAAGTCAGTTCCAACGTTGACCATGACCGAGTTGTTCGACATCCAACCCCAACCAGGGCTCTCCGCATCGTATGAGTTACGGTCCGGGAACTTGTCAGCATTCTTAAGGTTCAAGAAGTTGTCATCATCGATGCGACCGATAAGGAGCTCGGCAGAACGACGAACGTTACCTGATACAACACAACGACCAATTAGGTTACCAATGTCTGCAATGTCAACAGTGGTAAGTAGCTCACCCTTGCGACCCTCGAAGATACTAGTGATTTTGTTGTGAAGTGCAATTAGCGGATCTGGACCCGAAGCAGTTCCACCGAAGGTAGCGATAGGCGAACCGTATGGGCGAATCTGGTCATAGTTGAAATCCCAGCGCGGCTGGTCTGGCTTTAGGAACGAGTTGATAAGTGCAACTGTTGACTCCTGCCAACCTTCACGGGTGTCCGGAATATCATAATCCTGAGGAGTTCCAGGGCTATAAATTTCAAAGCCCTTGTCTGCACCCTTGTCATCGAAGCCAACACCCACACCGAGCATTGATGCCTCCATGAGGAACGCGAATGGCTTACCTGGGTTCTGCTTGGTCATTTCCAAAGTAGATACAAAAGCACAGTTCTGCAGAGCAGCTGAGTTCTTCTGAACGTTTACGATGTTGGTTCCCATAACCCAAAGTCCACGACCCGGAGGAGACCACTTTAAATTAAATAGAGAGTCAAAAAACTCTTTTGCCGAGGCAGCAGCTTTAGCATCAGACCAAGGCAAGCGATTCTGCTTTGCGTGATCTTTTTGGATTGAGTAAGTGCCGTTAGTTACACGCTCACAAACTTCTGCCCAGGTTTCTTTTGAGCCATCTTCTTTTTTGCGAGAGTACGTACGCAAGAATGTAATTTCGCCTACAGAGTTGCCAGCGGCATCTTTGTAACCAAAAGGTGATTCTTTTTGTTTGTACTCCGCTACGAACTCTTCATTTAATTTAAATGAGAACATATGTAGTTATACCGTTTCTAGTAGGGAGTATTTGATGAAATACCAGTATACATCGATTTTTAAAGCTCGAGTATTTCTGGTATTACAAGAATAGTGCTTCTACTATTTCTTTGCAAATCGAACAAACCCTTAGTTTTTCAGGGTTTCTAAAGGGAACAAAAACTTTTCCACACAGGGCTATTACGGGAGTTCCCATAATATACCCCTCTGTTACAGAGGCGGATTCGGCATAATGAGCAAATTGTTCTTCATCATTGTCGTCATTTTTGGTGTCGGTATTCACATCTTCTAAAACATCAGTAGACACGTCATACCTCCTTCAGCATTTTCATAACTGCGTCTAACTTAATTCTACCAAGATACGCAGCAACATCTTTGTACCCGTAGGAGACAATAACATCATCCCCTGACACAACTAAACCAGCGGCAAATTCAATGTCCGCATCCGATAGCTTGAATTTTTCAGACAAATGAGTAAGAGTTCCATCAGCCGTGTACTTAGCAAATCTATGAAAATAGTTTCTTTCGGTCCGTGTAACCATTCCAAATTTTCTATTGGAGTACTTAGTTTCTTCGCGAGTATCAACTTCGTGAACAATCGCAAGATTAAAATTTTCTAAAGGCCAGAGAGCACTTCCACCACGAATACGCTCAGAAGCCAGCTCGCTTTTTTTTCTTTTATAGATTTTTCCAATTCCGGACTTGTAGACTGATATAGCACTATAGATATAGTCACAGTCGGCGGGCTTGTTGTAAAAAGGCATCCAGTTTTTTTCTACACTTTGTAGCTCCCCCTCAACGTGTAGTTTTACTAACTCAGCCGTGCTTCCGTTAAGTTTGTATTTTGCAATTCTAGGAACATCATCACTAATGTGAGGCTCTCGCATTACAGATAAAATATGCCAAGCCCCGTCTTGCCAATATAGCCGCCCATCCTCGGGACCTCGTAGGAATATACCACATTCTGAAAAATTTATTTCCTTTAAACTAGAATCAACTATTTGCCAATTTTCATCTAATTTGGCCATAAACATACGGTTTTTTACTCTAGTTCCAATGGTGGCAACAGTGTCCCCTGTTTTAGGGTCAAAAAAGTAATTACTAGATCTAAAAAGTACTACATAGCCATCTACAGGAGAGTATCCGATTGACGGATTAAATGCAGACCAACGCTTATCTTCTTCTAGTGGAAATCGACGAATACGCCATGTTTCCCCACCAAAATCGCTAAATAAAATATTAGTCATAAACCAAGTATACCAACTGGGTTCCGCGTAAATAAGGTAAAATTAGAGGTAAAGATATATCTCTCTTAAGGACCCGCCATGAGCTGCGTTGCTGGAACCTACAATATTACTTGTAATCAAGGTGCTACATTCCACCGTACCATTACTTGGACTGATTCTGCCCGCGACCCCTATGACATCGGCAACTACAGTGCTCGAATGCATGTTCGCGAAACAGTCAACGCAGCATCAACAATAGTCGAGCTAACAACAGTCAATGGAAGAATAACTTTAGGAAACACTACTGCCACAAAAGGGCAGGTAAACTTATTAATAGCAGCCAACACTACAGCTAACTTAGTTCCGGGACTTTATGTATATGATTTAGAGCTTGTTTCTAGCACAGGCGTGGTAGACAGAATTCTTGAAGGAAACTTTAAAGTTAGTGCCGAGGTAACTCGTTAATGGCCACTCACTTCGAGGACGAGCAAAATAAAGTTATCGTCAATCCGAGGGACGTTAACAAGGTTATCGTCCAGGAGCAGCCTAACTATGTTGAAGTAGGTACGGGCGGTCCTCAGGGTGCTCAGGGTACGCAGGGTGTTCAAGGACTTCAAGGTATCCAGGGTTTAACAGGTATCCAGGGTTTAACAGGTATCCAAGGCACCCAAGGTGTTCAAGGTACGCAAGGTGCTACAGGTACGCAAGGTGTAATAGGTAATCAAGGCGCAACTGGCACACAGGGTATTGTTGGTATTCAAGGCACCGTTGGTATCCAAGGAGTACAAGGAACTCAGGGCGTACAGGGGTTACTAGGTTTTCAGGGCGTACAAGGTTTACAAGGTGTACAAGGTACACAGGGTATTCAGGGTCTCCACGGTTTTCAGGGCGTACAAGGTTTACAAGGAACCCAAGGTACTACAGGACTTCAGGGTACTCAAGGCATACAGGGGGCAACCGGAGCCCAAGGTACAATAGGCTCTCAAGGTACAACCGGAACTCAAGGTACCCTGGGAATTGACGGTATTCAGGGTGTTCAAGGTTTAATAGGTATACAAGGGCTACAAGGAATTCAAGGGCTACAAGGGCTACTTGGCTTACAAGGTATTCAAGGTTTACAGGGTACAACTGGTACACAAGGTTTAACTGGCACACAAGGAACTACAGGAACTCAAGGTTTTAATGGAACCCAAGGTACGCAAGGCACTCAGGGAGTTCAAGGTTTACAGGGGCTACAAGGAGTTCAAGGTCCGCAGGGTACTCAAGGTATTCAGGGTAATCAGGGAACCACAGGTATTCAAGGTACAGAAGGTGTTCAAGGCACAACTGGTGCAACTGGTGCTACAGGAGCTCAAGGTACACAAGGGGTTCAAGGTAACGAGGGCACAACCGGACTTCAGGGAACCACAGGAACCCAAGGTCTAACCGGATCCCAAGGTACTCAAGGCACACAGGGTATTACAGGTATTCAAGGTGCACAAGGTGTACAAGGTATTACGGGTGCTCAAGGCACCACTGGTTTACAAGGTACAACTGGAACTCAGGGTACTCAAGGTATTCAAGGCAACCAAGGCACTCAGGGCTTACAGGGCCCACAAGGAACACAAGGTACTCAGGGGACACAAGGAGTTCAAGGCACCCAAGGCGTACAAGGGGCAACAGGTCTACAGGGCGAAACCGGTACTCAAGGATTTAACGGAACACAGGGTCTGACAGGTATCCAAGGACTAACTGGTATTCAGGGGGCTCAGGGAGTTCAGGGGGCTCAGGGCGTACAAGGTTTACAAGGTGTGCAAGGCACTACTGGAACTCAGGGTACCGAAGGTGTTCAAGGATTTAACGGTACTCAAGGTCTAACCGGTGTTCAGGGTGTAGTGGGAGCTCAAGGTACTACTGGTATTCAGGGCTTCAATGGTATCCAAGGTATTCAGGGTATTCAGGGCCTATCTATTCAAGGTGTTCAAGGTATAACAGGTAATACTGGAGCAGGTGGAGCACTCGGACACTACGGTTCTTTCTTCGATACAACTACTCAGCCAATAGCAAATGCGAGTACTCAACAGGTAGTTAGCTTCAACTCGCAGTACCCAGACGGTACCGGTGGAGTCACCATAGTCGACGGCAGCAAGATAACACTGCCCGAGACCGGAACTTACTCTATGGTGTTCGTTGGTCAGGTATTCAACTCAACCAATGCGGTTCAAGAAGCAACCTTCTGGCTAAAGCTAAATGGCTCAGACTATCCAAACTCATCTATAACAGTAGACCTTCTTCCTAGAAAAGCAGTAGACGAGCCTAGCTCACTCTCGATTACTTTGCCTTTTGTCGGCACATCTACTGGGATTAATGACTACGTTGAAGTTTATTGGCACGCAACATCAACAAGTGTTTCTCTGCAGGCATCCGCAGCCGGAACATCTCCAGTTCACCCAGCCACACCATCCGCTATTGTCGGTATCACTCAGGTCATGTACACCCAGCTCGGCCCTCAGGGTGTGCAGGGCATTACAGGTATTCAAGGTCTTACAGGACCTCAAGGACTTCAGGGACTTCAAGGTTTTACCGGAACTCAAGGCACAACAGGCACCCAAGGCACAACAGGCTCTCAAGGAACCACGGGTACCCAAGGTCTAACAGGACTACAAGGCACGACTGGCTCTCAAGGCGTGACTGGCTCACAGGGAACACAGGGTACCCAAGGTGTCCAAGGTCTAACTGGACTACAGGGAGTTCAAGGAACTCAAGGAGTGCAGGGAGTTCAAGGAAACCAAGGAACAACTGGAGTGCAAGGAACTCAAGGGGTTCAGGGTACCCAAGGTATTCAAGGAACACAGGGAACACAGGGGGTTCAGGGCACCCAAGGTGTGCAGGGTGTACAAGGCACTACAGGTACCCAAGGGCAAACCGGTACTCAAGGTCTAACTGGTTCATTCGGTGGTGCAACATTTGAGTTTGAGTTTGACAACGGGACCACAGATCCGGTAAACCTAGACACTGGAACATTCAGACTAAACAATGCTGACCCAACGTCGGCAAACGTTATGTACATCTCATTCAACGATGATCTTGGTGCTAACGTATTCAGCTTCCTACAAACTATTGACGACTCAACTTCCCAAATCAAGGGAACATTCAAGGCTACTAAAAAAACCGATGGTAATGAGTTTGCTTTCTTTAGCATTACTGGAAGTCACACCCACGATGCAGACCACTTCAATGTTCCAGTTTCGTTTGTTAGCGGAAATACATTTACTCCAGCTGACACAGAAGTTTTTTATCTAACATTCCAAAGAACTGGTGACATTGGTGACACAGGTGCTCAAGGTACTCAGGGTATAACTGGCTCTCAGGGGACCCAAGGCACAACAGGACTGCAAGGAACTTCTGGAACTAACGGTACTCAAGGAACACAGGGTGTTCAAGGGGTTCAAGGATTACAGGGCATCCAAGGAACCCAAGGCACAACTGGGCTTCAAGGTCTAACAGGGCTTCAAGGTGCCACAGGTACAACTGGTGCCACAGGTACAACTGGTGCTCAGGGAACAACAGGTACCCAAGGAACTACAGGACTTCAAGGTCTAACTGGCATTCAAGGTCTAACTGGCATTCAAGGTCTAACTGGCACCCAAGGCACAACTGGTTCTCAAGGTACAACAGGGGCACAAGGTACTCAAGGAACTCAAGGAACTACAGGAGCCACTGGTGCCACTGGTGCGACTGGTTTACAAGGCACCACTGGCTCACAAGGTACACAGGGTATTCAAGGAAACCAAGGAACAACTGGAACTCAAGGTACAACCGGCGCACAAGGCCAAACTGGAACACAGGGTCTAACAGGATTACAAGGAACTACCGGTCTACAAGGAACCACAGGTGCTACAGGAGCACAAGGTACCCAAGGCGTACAGGGTCTTCAGGGGACTACAGGAGCAACTGGTTTCCAAGGTTTGACAGGTATTCAGGGTGCAATTGGGACACAAGGCACAACTGGACTACAAGGACTTACAGGGTCTCAGGGTACAACAGGTGCGACTGGTTTACAGGGTGTACAAGGTATCCAAGGAAACCAAGGAACAATTGGTCTACAAGGTCTAACCGGTAACACTGGTGCAACAGGTTCTCAAGGAACTACCGGAACTACAGGTAACACAGGTGCAACCGGAGCTCAAGGAACTACGGGACTTCAAGGAACGACTGGTACCCAAGGAACAACTGGTACTCAAGGAACTTCTGGAACTAATGGAACAAATGGTACTCAGGGGACCACAGGTACTCAGGGAACCACAGGTACGCAGGGTACAACCGGTACACAAGGTTTAACTGGCACACAAGGAACTACTGGACTACAAGGAACTACTGGCTCGCAAGGTGACAAAGGTGGAGTTCGTTATAACTTCAGCACAACTACAACTGCTGCAGATCCTGGTCAAGGAAATATAAGATTTAACAACGCAACATTTGGTTCTATTACTCAAATTTATATTGATGCACTTACTGTCGAGGGTGCAGATGTGTCAAACTACATCGCTCAGTGGAGTGCATCAACTCAATCCAACAGAGGTTGGATTACAATCCAATCTAACGCTAATGGCGATGCTACCTATGCCCTGTTTACTGTAAGCGGCGCACTTACAAATAACACGGGCTGGCTTACAATCCCCGTTATCCCGTGGGCTGGATCAATTCCATCAGCTTCGGAAGCACTTACAATTTCGTTTGCTAGAAGCGGTGACGTAGGTACACAAGGTACCCAAGGTATCCAAGGAAATCAAGGCACTACAGGACTTCAAGGTATAACAGGTCTGCAAGGTACGACTGGAACAACAGGTAACACAGGCTCACAGGGAACAACCGGTACTCAGGGTGCTACAGGAACTCAGGGTCTAACCGGTCTTCAAGGAACAACTGGTCTACAAGGTTTAACTGGTATTCAGGGTACACAGGGCACTACCGGTAATACTGGTGCAACTGGTGCACAGGGCACAACTGGTACTCAGGGTGCTACAGGAACTCAGGGTACAACTGGTACAACCGGTGGAACCGGAACTCAAGGAACTACAGGTCTACAAGGTTTCACTGGGTTACAAGGAACCACTGGCACTCAGGGTACTCAAGGTATTCAAGGCAACCAAGGTACTACAGGTAGCCAAGGAGATAAGGGCGGGCTCCGCTACAACTTCAGTACCACCACCACAATGGCTGACCCTGGTCAAGGAATTGTTAGATTTAATAATGCTGTTATTTCATCAACAACTGCAATTGTCATTGATGACATTACCGTCGAAGGTACCGACGTAAGTGCTTACTTACTAACATTTGACGATTCCACCAACACACCAACTGAAGGTCATTTGATTATTCAATCAAATACCAACACCGACAACACATATGCAGTATTTAGTGTTACTGGACTCACAGATAACCTCGGTTGGGTTGAGTACGCAGTCACTTATGTTTCTGGAAGTCTTCCGTCCAATGCCGAACAGCTAGTAGTCAGCTTCGCTCGTGCTGGTGATAGAGGCACGCAAGGAACTACAGGAACTCAGGGTACAACAGGACTTCAAGGTTTAACTGGTACTCAAGGAACTACTGGAACTCAGGGCACCACTGGTACACAGGGTACAACTGGTACTCAAGGTGCTACGGGAACACAGGGAACAACCGGTCTGCAAGGTTTCACTGGGCTACAGGGACTTACAGGTACGCAAGGCATCCAAGGAATTACAGGACCAGTTGCAGGTTCAGCAAACCAAATTGTCTACAAAAACGGAAGCAACGTTGCTGCAGGTAGTGCATCGCTTACTTATGATGGAACTGACCTTGCACTAGGCTCTGGAAAATTTGCAGTAAATACTAGAGCTGGCGACGAGGGTGGAGAAATATTCCTTGTTAATGCTGTAACAAACACTACAATCACTGGTGGAGTTACCATTGACGTCTGGCAAAATAGACTTCGATTCTTTGAGCAAGGCGGGTCAGCTCGTGGGTACTACATCGACATCACAGCAGGTGGTGCAGGTGTATCTACTAACCTAGTTAGCGGCGGCTCGGCTTCAAACTCTTTTGCCACTATCTCAACTCCATCTGGAACATCTCCAGTTGCTGATTCATCTACCGACACGCTCACGTTTACTGCAGCTGGCGGGCTAACAATCACTGGTGATTCTACAACAGACACTATTGCATTTTCAACAAATGCAGCTTCGGCTAATGGTGCATCTACACTTGTCATCCGTGATGCATCTGGAAACTTTGCTGGTGGAGTAATTACTGCAACTACATTCTCTGGTTCTGGTGCATCTCTTACAAACATCCCAGCTGCAAACGTAACTGGAACCCTAACATCAACAGTACTTGGTAACTCATCTCTATTTATTGGTACAACTTCTGTTGCACTAAACAGAACTACAGGTAACTTAGCTTTAACAGGTATTACATCTGTAACGGGTGGAACTGGTACAACAGACCTAGACTTCTTTACAGCAAATACAACATCAGCCAACTCTGGTGCTATCGACATTTTAACTGGAACAACCACTACTTCTGGTACAACAGGTACGGTTCTTATTCGATCAGGTGACTCGGCGGCTGCCTCTGGTGCGGTAACTTTGTCAACCGGTACTGCTACAGCTTCAAACGGTACTTCAGGTGCGCTTACTTTATCTACTGGAGCCGTTGGAAACCTTGGCGGTACAAATACTTCAGGTGCTATTACACTTACTACTGGTTCAGCCAGTGCGGGAGGGTCTGGCAGCTCTGGAAGTCTAACAATTTCAACGGGCTCTGGAGGTTCAAGCACTGGTGCATCCGGAAATATCACCATAGATGTTGGTGCCAAGCCAGGTACCGGATCCTTTGGAACGATCACTATTGGCGGAACTAACGCTTCCGCTGTTGCAATTGGAAATGCTACAAATACAGCTACTGCAAACCTTATATCTTCAACGTCAATAAACTTAAACTCCCCAGCAATAAACTCAAACGCTGCAACTCTTGCCTTATTTGCAACGCCAACAACAGTAACCCAGTTTGCTGCTGCTACAACTCTTACTATTGGCTCTACAGGCACTGGATCAAGCACAACAAACATCTCTACAGGTGTAGTAAACCTTGCCACAAAAACTATAAATCTTGGAACCGGTGGCTCAGGCACTTCTACTACAAATATAAATATTGGTTCTGCAGTTTCTGGAGCATCAGGAACTATAACGTTAAGCAACCAAATTACCGCATCTGGAGCACTGACTCTTCGTTCTGGAACTAACGCCGCCGGAACCGCTCCATTATACTTTGGAAACTCAACCCCAGCCGTATTAACAACACCGGTACAGGGTGCAATAGAGTATGACGGAAATGTTTTCTATAAGACGTCCAGCACTACCCCGGGCAGGGCACTGGATGTGCAAAGCTACTACTATGTGTCTAGTGCTCAATACTCTATAGACGCAACAAGCGCGGCTTTACCACTTAGCCTTTTAGGTGCAAGCGGAACAGGTATTACAGTTGCCGCCGGAACTACTTATGAATATGAAGGTTTGTTTGTAATATCAGCAGCGTTCATTGTCACTAGCCAAACCCCAACTATAAATCTCATTAGCACAACAGTAACTGGTAGCCCGGTACTTGCACATCAAACTGTTGTTGAATCTGGAAACAACGCTACGGGACTTGGTTCGGCTTCAGCCCTGAGTGCATATAGATTTACAACAACTGGTATAGCTCTAACCGCTTTGACCACAGGTAACAGATATTACACAGTAAAAATGCGTGGAAGAATTGCTGTTACTGGCACAGGAACTATAGAAGTTTACCCATCAATTAGATTCTCTGCCGGTTCGGCAGACAATGGTTGGATAGTTGAGCCAGGGGCAATTTTTAGAATGACACCTATTGGTAATGGAACAGTGACTAGCGTAGGAACTTGGGCATAATGGATGAAATAAAAGAACTTCTAGAGCAGTGGAAAGAAGACGGATTTCCAAATCCGGGAGCTTTAGAGAACGCTTATAATGCTGTAATTTTACTAGTAGCTAAAGTAGAAGAACTAGAAAATCAAATTAAAGATTTATCTAGCTAACCCAGAGCATTCCAACGTCAGCAGTTGGTCTTAGGTTAGAACGTTTCCATCCTTTGGAAACCCACCACATTTGCTTATCCTGACGAATTTTTTCAAGATCAGTGGTCTTGCTAATTTTTTGCCATTCGTCATCAGGTTCTACTAAATGATGCTCTATAAACTGCAATCTAAACTTTGTATAACCAATAGACTTAAGATATTGAAGTTGCTCATTATGTTTATCCATAGTCTCTCTTGTCCACTCAAGAGCAATCTTTCCAGAGTGTTTAGTCATTCCACGTAGGACCGACCACTCCGCCCCCTCGACATCTATTTTGATTAAGTCAGGCTTACCGTATTGCTCAACCAACCAATCCATCGTGCAGGTGTTTACGTAAATAGTTCTAAACTCTTTACCGTTGTAGGGCATATCGGGATCAGTTAGCCATGATTTTTCTGTTGTAGATAAGCCATCTTCCACACACTCGTAAAACTCTATTCTGTCACCAGTAGTTTCAGACACCGCTAGTCTAAGTGGAATAACGTTCGGGTCATAAATAAAATTACGTACAAGTTTGGCAAAAACTTTAGGAGCCGGCTCTAGAGCAATAACTTTATACCCAAGGGCAGTACCAGCAATAGTTGCGTCTCCTTTGTTAGCTCCAATATCAAATAGCAACATCATTAGGTACCAATCTAGATAAATTGCTTGCAACAGCCGAAGCATATTCTTTATTTACAAATCTATTTTTAGAAAGGTCTTGCAACATTTCTAAACTCTCGTCTTTACGACCAATCCACCAAGCTGCAATTGCCCGCTGAAATTCTAAAGCATATGCTCCCGGGTACCCGACGTCTACCGGAAGTTCCCAGATTGTTCGGTAATACATGAGACCCATTGCAGCAAAGGTATAGCTTTCTTGCCAAGCACCAGACTTCTCGTAGAACTTAGACATTAGTAGGTAAGCCTCCGGTCTATCAGGGGCATAAGCAATTGCTTGTAAAAGAACGTTGCTGACAGTTAGCCCACGATCTTTTTGACCTTCAATACAGATAGATACGCGAAGTAGTGCCGCGTAAGTAACCATGCCATTGTTGTCATACCCATATTCAGCTGCACGCAAGTAGAATCCGACGGCAGATGCCGTCTGACCTAACTTTTCATACTCTACAGCAATAGCTAAGTTTTTCTCTGGGTTGAGTGGGTCAGTAGACGCATCTACAATCAAACGTTCAATAATATCGTTAGAACTCATAAGTAAGAGCCTCCAAGATCAGATCTTCAACTACAACCTTTGGCGTGCGGAGTACAAAAGCGGCATTGTCTTGTAGTCCAAAGCTAATCAAAAGATCTTCGCCATACTTAGCAGCTCCGGCTACAAACTCAACGCGAGCTTCTAAAAAGGTAAACGGTTCTGGAGAAAGGCCAATTAAATTAAACTGCTCGTCCCACACAACAAGGCGGTGGCGGTAGATCCCATCTTTCTGGTCTAGATAGTTTTTAAAAAGATCCACTTCATGCGTAATTGCAATGTAGACGTTCCCCCATCTAACAACCTGGGAGCCCCCTCTTTGGTCTTTAGGAGGAACAAGCCCCTGGTTTACAGTAACCTGATCACAGCGGGGCGGGAGCTCGGGGTATGTTCTAACAACTTCAGTTGGGGAAGTCCACTTTACAAAGTGAAAAGGTTTGTCAAGAATCGGCATCCAGTTTTTTTCACAGTAAGAATTATTTGCCCCGGGAGCAGGAATACGCATTCTAGAAATTTCTTTTATTTCCCAAGTACTCTCGTCGATATTAATTTCACTGAGCTCCATGCGACCCTCACCATGCGGAGTAGTGTCGCGTCTTACGCCAATTATGTAGTATTTATCATCCCACTCAACTAAACGGCAATCTTCTTCTCCAGTAAATTCCCAGAGCGGAGTAACGTCAAACTCTGACGTGTCTACTACCCCGCTACCAACCATAGATAGATTCTCATCCAGCTTACAGATGTAATTAGTCGTGCGAAGTGCCTGATCCTGCTCCGGGTGCAGGTAGGACAGAGGTCCCCAGCGGCTAGGAAACTGCTGGTCGTTCTCGGAATGATACAGCGTGTAGTTGACGTGGCGTAAATTTACAAAAATCTCATTTTTAGAATTAACAAAAACGGATGGATTCATTAGTCCGGTCCCGGAAGTTAATCCATTAGATATAACCAAAGGAGCAAGTTTACCCCCATGAGCCACGGCTTTTTGAACCAAGTTATTTGATGCCATAATTACTCACTCTTAGTGGCATTTAACATTAGGTGCGAAGCAAATCGACCGCTAAAGATATACTCTCCAGCATGGTCTACAGCAATCCAAGGAGCTGCATAAACCTGACCACCCAGTTCCCGCCACTTACGGCAGAAGTGGTAGTCTTCCGACAGCAAAATACCTTCTGGAGTAATACTGGTTGCAAAAAATTCTGTAACCATTTTGTCAAACTCAAAATTGGCAGTGCTATTGTTTAATGCGTATTTCGGGCAATGCTCTTCCATTTTTTCAAAAACAGAACGTTTAATAGCCATTAAACCGGTAGCTACTTCAGTAACTTCTACTGGTTCAGTTAGTCTTATATGAGTCTCACCCGGAAGCATATTTAGTGCAAAAAATCCAGCGTACTCTGCCAAATTTTCTTTTCCAGCAAGTACAGCTTTTCTTACACTATCCCAGTTAATATTTTTCATTGGATAGATGCCACCAATAATGTCCTTATCGCATTCCAACATTTTAACTACGTCCGCTGCGTTAAATCCTTCGTCTGCATCTACAAATAGCAAGACATCAGCAGTACTGTTTAGGAACTCATAAACAAGATTATTTCTTGCTCTAGTAATCAGGCTCTCATTGTAAACCTTAGAAAAAGACACCTCGTGTCCAGCTTTGGTTAGCTCAAACGTTAGGCCCAAAATACTGTCTACATATATTCCTTTACAGTTTCCACCGTACATAGGAGTAGCAATTCTTACGTGCATGGTTTTCCTTAATTTGTAAGATTTAGTTCAAGGGGCCTGCTTTACGCAGACCCCTTGGTGTCGCAACCTCTCCCGAGAAACACACTGATATCCTACCACATAAAAACTAAATATTACGTGCGAAACGTGTAGCCATAGACCAATCAACTTCAGCGGATTCCACCACTCTTGGCAGCTGAGTACGGTTTCTAACTTCGGCTCTAGACCCCTGACCAAAGATAGGTAATCCTCGGTCGGTTAGCTTGCGCTGGAATGCAATCTGAGTCATTGGACGCTCACCGCGCTCATCTGACCACATTCGGTAAATTGAGTACAGCTGCTTAACTAAGACAGACGCACCCTCAGTTTCACGGGTTTCTTCATCTAAGAATAGGCCGATACGGTCTTCGTTCTTGCGATAGATGTCGGCTGCTTCGCGAACAGCAGAGCACCAACCAAGCGGATCACGAGCAGACGAACCTAAGTATTTAATTGCACCCTCGACAGCCCAGGCAAGTACAGCA